TTCTTATAGTATGAAAGTGCCATGTGTTTCTTAATTTTTTCTTTATTATTTAGAATTTAAAATCAGCAAATGATGATTTTGGTTTCAATTTTTCATCTTTAGTATACTCTTCATCTTGCTTGGTGTCAATCAAATCATTCTGTGCACTTTGTTCACAGTCATATAATCTCATCTTCGCTCTATCAATTCCAATTACAAATCTCTTATATATTGTAGGATCATTATATCTGTTCTTTAATTGTTTTACTAATATTTGATTTAGACCTTCTAGTTCTTCTGTGGAGATAAGGGCAAACATAAGGTCAGCAGTAGCAGGTAAACCAAAGGACTCACTTGTGTCAGTAAGCTCAACATCACTGCTACCATACCCAGAACGAGTAGTTTGAGTAGCTGAGACAATGGGAACATTGGTTTCAACTGCCAATCCTCTAAGTTCTTCAGCAATCGCTTTGATATACGAGTAAGAATTGACATTTGCATTTGCTCTGTATCTAGATGAAGCACAGATATTAAGATAATCTACAAATATTATATCAGGTTTGAAAGATTTTTTCAATGATAATTCAGTAAGCAATGCTTTGAAATGTCCACTATGTGCAGATGCAGTAGGATATTCTTTGATTACTAAACTACCCATTGTTTTCTTAGTGATATTATTCACCTTAGTAGAAAACATAGGTTTAGGTAAATCTACAATATCTTGTATTCCAACATTCAATAAGTTTGCATCTATTCTTTCAGCAATCTTCTCCTCTGCCATCTCCATAGTGATGTAGAGTACATTTTTATCTTGGAGTAAAGACGCACTAGCAACATGGCACATGAACAAAGACTTCCCCACACCAGTGCCAGCAAGAGCGATGTTAAGAGTTTTATTTGGGAGACCACCCTTTGTGATCTTGTTGAAGTACTCCAAGTCAAATGGGATCTTCTCTTCTTTTTGGTGATAAAATTCATACCTTTCTTCATAGTCTTGTAGATAATCATGTCCTATATGATTATCGAAAGAAACAGCCAGAGCATCAGACAGAATGCTAGGAATAGCATCCCTTCCTTTTTTGTCATCCTTTCCATCAGCTATTGCAATTGAATCTAACAATGCTAAGTATATAGCTCTGTCTCTGCACCACTTTTCTGTGGTATCAACTAACCATTCATTTTCTACAGGACTCTCATCAAGACAACTAATCAAATGAGTAACTTTCTTAAATGAATCTTCATTGATATCAGATCTCTTTTCAACTTCAATAGTTAGAATTTCTTTGGTAGGTAACTCATTATATTTTTCCACGAAAGAAAATATCTCCTCATACACCATCTTTTGATGAGGATCTTCAAAATACTCAGATTTAATAAAAGGTACAGACTTTCTTAAATACTTTTCATTGTGTATTAAATTTTTTAGAATTAAAAATTCAATTTGTTCCATATTTACAACAGAATGAAATACTCATTCTAATTTTTTTATCTTTGAAAGGTGTGACTGTGTGAATCAAATGAGCAGGAAACACAGCAAGTAATCCACTGATGGGATAGAGATGATAATGTTGAATATTAAAAGGACTAGGGTTTTTTGATTCTCTCAACCTTATTTTTTGTCCATAAGCTGGATCATGGAATACAACAGATCCACCTCTTTTACCATCCCAAGTGCCTGGTAATAATTGTGGATTGTCATCATAATTGGTTATCATGTTACCATCAACCATCTCATACATTGGATAGTATACACCAGTTAAAGCAGATCCACCATGATGATGTGGCATATTAATATCACCAGGTCCACTTATGTTTCCCCATAATCTTTCTACTATTAAACCATCATCATATCCTGTTTGTCTACAATAATCATTAGAACACTCTTCTATCCTATCTCTAAGAGTTTGAAAACTATCATATCTATCTTCCATTTTAAGAGTGCTATGCCATCCACCCATATTACTTGCAACTCTTCCCTCAGTATCTGAATTTTTTTCTTTCAATATATCATTAACTAGAGATATATTTAAATCATGTGATTCTTTATTAAAGTTATAGAGTATTACAGGTGTAGGAAAACTAGGAAAAAGTTTATTATCAACCATAACTAAACTCCTTGCTTGCAGTCTCATCTAGAGCTTGCATAACTTCTGGAGTAAAGTAATCTTCTGGATTGGCAAGTATTTGTTTACCATAAACTTTCTTACCATTTATTTCATATCTACCTGCTACATTTTTCCATAGACCACCTATCTCTCCTAATTCTAAAAGACCATAATATTTGTCAAGTCCTCTCTCATCATAATAGAGTCTGATTGATACTTGTTTATTTTCTTTACTCAACCTTGATTTGTGAGTCTTTGCCTTGATAATATTTCCAATGACTTCTTTTCCATCTTTCTCTTTTGCCTTGCTGAGATAGATGATTGTACTTGCTGCATACTTGAGGCCAGAACCCCCACCCATTTCTTTCGTTGGTACATAGCTTCCAATGACATCGTATGTATGATTTGTGACAATGAGCGGGACATTTGCTTGACCAAGTTTTAGGGTTAACATTCTGAATGCACCTTTGACCAGTTGAGATTTAGTCATATCTCTCACCTGTTTATCATTGAGTGCATCAGTGATTTCTTTCTCTGTTGAAAGCATTCCCAAAGAGTCTAGCACAAACATACAGGGTTTGCGATCTTCTATGGGCGTTTTAAGATATATATCTACTGCTCTAAGTGCCTTACTTCTAAACTCTTCAATTGTTACAACATTGATGACAACTAATCTTTTTAAGTCAATGCCACGAGATTCAAGTAATCCTTTATTAACTGCGGCTTCAGTATCAAAATAGAGACAATAACCATCAGGATTAGAATCAAGGAAGTTCTTAACCACTGCGAGGGAGAAAAAAGTTTTACCAGTGCTAGACTCACCAGCAATAGCAGTGATTTTATTATTAGACATACCACCATAAATGGAACCACTAACCAGTCCATTAAAGATGTATGATCCTGTGTCGATGAATTTCTCTGTCCCATCTATATCTGATGCTAATTGTGTGTACTCATCACCAATTTCTTTTACAATGTCTTTTAAAAAATCCATTTCAAATACCTAATAATTTACGTTGTCTGTCAAAGTAACCCTTGAGTATCCAAGAGCTGCTATTCATTTTATCATCACCACCAATACCAAACTCAAACTGAACTCTAGGATTTTCACCATACTTATCAGTTTCTGGTGTATTAGATTTACCTCTATCACCACCATTGCAGAATATAACTTTATCTGCAATCTCTAGACATTTAGCAATAGCACCACATGCAGATCCCTGATCATCATCAGGAACAGTGATGACAGCATCTACCATTGTCAAATGACGAATGATCTCTGCTCTCTCTTTCCATGATTGAAAGTATTGTCCTTTCTTTCTTGTTAACCATTCTTCAGTGTTGATACCAACAACAAGGAAGTCTGAGAAATCTTTTGCTCTTGAAAAATATGATATGTGCCCACTATGTATGGGATCAAATCCACCAGTAACTAGACTGACATTTTTATAAAACATAATAAATTAGGTAATCATCTCCATTTAGTTAGTGGTTTAGAATGTGGGTTTTCCATTGCTATTACATAATCAATAACTTGATCACGCAATGCCATCATTTCCTTGAAACATTGTTGATTGTGTGAACAAGATCTAAGTGTATCATCAGGTTTGTACAATGACTCTAATAACAAACTCTTTGCTCTATCCCATTTTTCTGTGGGTGAGTCAACATCAATTTTACTTTGGTCTTTCATGTGAAGAATAATTCTAAGTTGACTACTTTTTCAACATTCCATCCTATGGCATCTAATATCACCTTAACAGGTTCAACAAACGCTTTCTCAAATTGTAGTTCATAATCTATATGCTTGTCAAGGTCTAACTCACTTGGAAAGTCTGAAATAAAAGATATAACATTCTCATGAATCCAATTAGGTTTCTTTAGATAACAGAACTTTATCTTCTCACCATTGTTGATCAAAGAATATTTATTGTCTAGTTTTTTGTTCTTAACATAATGGTTATACAAGAGTGCTCCTCTTGCATGAATAGGAGTTCCTTTTGCATAGATTGTAGATGTTGATTTATGTTTATTGACATTAGATACAGTTCTAGGAAAAGCAATATCCTCTGGTGGTAACTTCTTAAACTGAACTCTAGAGTCATCAATAAATTTAATTACATCTTCTTCTGTGCCACTCATCATTAGTTGAAGAGCATCTTTAATCATTCTTCTACAAGGTGCAGGTGTTGAAGACTTAACTGCTTCAATACCCATCATCTTGAGTTTGGGTTCTTCATATCTTACTCCCTCACTATCCCAAACATTTAGAATATATCTTTTCTTTGCAGTCCATATGCCTCTGTCAGCAATGTTCTCTCTCTTCATGAACATCTTCTGATCATAGGCATTTACATAATTTGCAAGTTCTTGATAGGATTTATCAATAAATGGTTCAAGTTTATCTTGGCAAATTTGATCCAAAAGGGAAACAATCTTAGCTTTATCATCAAGTTTATTATTAAAAAATTTATTAACAAGAGGGCCAAAATTGATGTATATAGAGTCTGTATCTGATGCAATAACATAATCAATATCTTCTGTTCTTAACAATTTATTTAGATATCCATTCATTTTGTTCTCAATCCATCTGATTGAAACCTGTCCTGATAGTGTAATTGCTTCTGCATTAGCAAGTTTGTAATATCTGAAATACTGATTACCAATAGCACCATAGGCAGAGTTAAGAGATATCTTCTTTGCCATCTGAATATTATTACATCTGGCAATTTCTTTCTCTAGAGTTTTAGTAGGAGTCTTTTCATATTGTTGTTTTGCTTGTAGCATTCTCTTCTTGAAGACAACTCTTTCTGCATACATCTTTTCCATTAACTCAGGTAGAAATCCTTTTTTATCTTTTCTATATTGAGCACCATTTGCACAGACAGCACTATCTTTGTACAACTCAAAAGTGATATCTTGAGAGAGTATCTTATCTACTGTTACAGATGGGTGTCTTGTCTCCAACAAAGTTTCTGGTGAGATATTATATTGCATAATCAAGTGAGGATATAGACTATTCAAGTCAAATGAAACTACCCAATCATATTTGCCTGGTATAGGTTCTTTTACATAAGCACCAGCATACTTATCATTCTTATCACTTGTATCTTTAGGTGGTATTACAATATTTCTTTTCTTCAAATAATTGTAGATAATAGTATCCCACATTCTTACCTGATACATCACATCTTGATAGTTGACTTTAGCATCATATGCCATAGTAAGTGCCAACTCAATCAACTTCATCTTATCCTCAAGTCTATCTACCAATTCAACGTCAATGATGTTGTAATCTACAAACTTCTTCCAGTTACCAGTATAGAAATCCTTGAAGGTATCAAACTCAGAGTGATCTAGTTTCTTCTGACCTAATTCCACACTGGCAATATAATCTAATCTATATGATTCTTGTGCCTTGTAAGTGAACTTCTTATATAACTCAAGATAGTCAAGAGTTGTCATGCCTGCAATATCATAAACATTATATCTTCTACCAGAGATATAGATTTCATCCTGTGATACTAGACCCCAAGGTGATAGTAATTTACATTTCTTATCACCCATAATCCTACTGATTCTTCCACAAAGATATGGAATATCATACAATCTAACATTCCATCCAGTGATAACATCAGGAGGATTCTTTGACCAGTGATACAAGAAAGAGTTGAGCATCTCAATCTCATCATCAAAGTGATAATATTTTACATTTTCTTGTGTAGGTGTATATGGTTTTCTACCCCAAGTTGTAATCTGTTTAGTAGCATAATCTTGTAGTGATATTGTTAACATCTCTTCAGAACAAGACTCAGGATCAGGGAATCCTTGTTCAGACTTGACCTCAATATCCATTGTCACAAGATTTATTTGATTGATATCAAACTTTACTTCATCTTGTGGATATTTGTCTGATAAGTATTGAAAGATATATCTATTATTACCAAATATTTTAAATCCATCTACACCATCATACTTCTTGAAAAACTCTCTACAATCTCTAACAGTGCCAGGTTTTACTGGTTCAACACTTTCACCATCAAGTGTTTTATACTTTGTCTTCTTATTTGATTTGACAAATAATGTAGGGGAATATTCTTCTTTGTATATTTCTCTCTTGCCATTGACAACTTCACGAACCAAGAAATTGTTACCAATCATTTGAACATTGGTATAAAACCTCATTCCTCTAACACACTCTCATACTTGTATTTTGAGTTGTTAAATCTAATAACCAAGGATAGAGAGTGCCATTTTCATAATCATAAACAAAAGGTTCAATTAGTTTACAATCAGGTTCACCTAATTCACTCTGAACTTCCTCTATCTGTGCTATTAGTAGTTCCTTAGTCAGTAGAACTATCACTTTGAGATTTTCTTTTTTCATAGTTTTCACATGCTTTGATATATAGGTCTTTGAGTTTGGGTTGAGGTTCAACTATGCTGATAACCCAATCTGCAACCACTGGTATTTTCTCCTCATTAGCAAGGGGAAACCAAGGTAGTAATTTTATAGCAACAGGTTTTTTATCAGATGCTTGACTTTCATCAACTTGAATCTCAGGTGTTGTAAGTATTGCTCTACAAGGATTTGTAAAATAATATCCTACTACTACTTCTCTATCAGTTGTCATCTCATCTATATCTGAGATAACTTCCTCTCCTGATTTTAACAATGCAAGTTTTATAGTCATGTTTTTATACAGTTAATAATATTATAGCAATAAAAAAGCACCCTGTAAAGGGTGCTGATCCATCTCGAACATTTCTATTTAGAGATAGTCTTTTCTAGCATGATGTTCTGGAACAATCTTACCTAGTGTAGCAACTAGTAATCCATCTTCAAATGATACATCTTTTACTTCAATAT